ACGTATAATGTTCCTGTAAATACTCACGCAAAACAGGGAGGATCGTGGGCTTTCTCTTAGCCGCCCGCTTAGCCTTATATTCGGGGTAGATAGCCTTACGGAAAGTAGGCCCTGGAGGAGTAAAGCAAAGGACCACTGCGTCCGCTTCCAGGGTCTCCACCAACCCGGCAATATGCGCATCAACTGCCTCCTTAGCCATAGAGGCGTCCGCGTGCAGCGTCCAAAGATCATCTCCCCAATACGTAGGGACTTCCACTGCGGCAGCCGCCTTATATGCCACTATATCCCCATCAATGAGCAGCGTCCGCACTGCCTCCCGCCTCCTCAGCTTTCTGGGTCTCAATGCCAGAAACAAGCAACTGCCGATGTGGCTCCGGCAAACTATCTCGAATGGCGGCCATCAGGTTTCTAAACTCCGCCAACGCTTCAGGAGCGTGACGCAAAGCGTAGATATGCCGGAGCTCTCTTAAATTGGTCGTAAGAAGGAGCCGGGTGGGAACACACTCAGGAAGGAAATACTTCAGCACATCATTCGGGAGTAACGCCTTGGCGTCCTCAACCTCTTTGAGCAGCTGTAGACATGCCCGCAAAACCTGCCCAAATTGGGCCTCCTTTAAAAGACTCTGTGCCTCTGCGGGGATAAAGGGCCGTCCATTCGCATAACTGACCACATCATGGGGAAGAACCGTACGCAAAGGCTCCATCTTCTTCAGTGCCCAACGGGTAGACAACACGGAAAGGGAAATATGCCGATGCCTGGCGAGCTCTTGTAAGAGTGCCCTAGACACCCCGTCAATCTTGAACGTATAAACCAGGTGCTCCAAAACGCTATGATGCCCCCGTCTAATCAAAGACATCAAAAGCTGTTCTCCCCGTCTTTGCGAAGGGTCGAGATACTGAGCTACCTTGTCGTCGTTCCCCGTGCAAATCAACGCAGCCTCAACCGCTAATGCCACGTCACTGCACTGCTTCAACTCAACGTTCACATTCCATCCCCCTAACCTTAGTGAGTCTCCGCCCAGTTGCGGCCTACCTTGTACTCCCCATCAAGGGGACACCTAAACCCAAAGAATCGCCCAGCCTTTCGGATTGCCTCAACGGCAGTCTCGCCTACAAAGTCCTCTAAACCGGGTCTGACCGCTAACTGTACTTCATCGTGAATATGGGCAAGCTGTGCAACTTCCTTGCCAAACGTAAAGCCTGCTGCCGCCAAGTCCTCCCAAAGCTGAACCGTGGCTTGTTTCATAACAATGGCTCCCGCACTCTGCAATAGAGTATTCAAAGCCGCATGTGCCGACCGAATGTAAAGACGCCGTCCGTCCAACCCCTTCAGCCACCCCCTAGAACGGGCCGCTGACTGTACATCATTAATCAAGTTTCGGAGCGCCGGCAATGCCTTCAGGAACTTTTCCCGTGCCCTTTTACCTGCCCTCTGTTGTTCCGCCTCTGGTGCATGAGGCTTTAGAATACTCCCTAGCTTCTGGTTACCCGCGCCATAGAGAAAGGCGTATATGAATCGCTTGGCCTCGGCCCTGGTGGTGAGCCCAGCCGCTTCCTGGTTTGCGGTATGTATATCTCCTTCCAACAGTATTTGCGCATACGCACCCCCATCATAGCGTGCCATATAATGGGCCAGACACCGGAGCTCCAACCCCGATGCATCACACCCCACCTGTAAATACCCCTCGCCAGGACCAAAAAGCTGGCGACACTCTTTCCCGTAAGGGACCGAAGGATCGGCAGCGGGCACCTGGGCAATGTTAGGGGAGTTATGCGTACAACGCCCTGTAACTGCCCCGTTGGTTATAACGTGCCCATGTATGCGCCCATCCTTAACCAACTTCAACCACGCTGCGTTTCCCTCCGCCAGCTGTCCAATCCGCTTCTCAAGCATCAGGTACTCCGTAAGGAGCTTAGCTTCAGGCCAAGGAAGACCGCTCAATATCTCTTCAGAAATTTCAGGTGCCCCGCTCTGTGTAAAAGCCGTAGGCGTCCACCCATATGCCTCCCTTAACCGCTCAGCAATCTGTAAACGGCTACAAGGGTTAAACTCTTGATAAGACACCTTAACACATGGGCGCCCTTTTACATACCCCTTGGCCTTGTTATTAACCTTCGGGATAAACTCCGTACGGATCTCTTTGGGAGGGAATACTTTCTGCAATTCTGCCGTTAATTCAGCCCGGCGCTTGCTGAGTGCCCGGTATAAGGCTTCCGCTTGCTGGACGTCAAACGCAAACCCAAAGCGCTCTTGCTTGAATATGATCTTCTGAAACTCATGTTCAAGGGTCACTGCGACAGGACTAGGGTTTGTTGCCATAAGCCGTGAATACAACGCAGCTGTGATCCTAACATCCTGTTCGCAATACTCCTGCATATCCTTGCTCCACTCAGCCCAGTCTGTGGTCTCTGAGAAGCGCCCCTTTAGAATACCTAAACGATAACCCCAGGCCCTTAAAGAATGTTTGCCAATAAGCTGATGCGGAATTGTTCCTGGAGCATCCCGCTCAATTGCATAGTCCTTAACGGCGATCTCTGGGACGATCAAGCGGGAGAGAATAAGAGTATCCAGCACCTCCCCCTTGGGTGCCCATTTAGGCCACAACTTTTGAATGGCTGGAATATCAAACGTCAGAACATTGTGGCCAACGATTGTAGGTGCTTCTTGGAGCATCTTAAGCCCCTCATGAATAGGAGTATAAGGCTCCACATCAGCACAAGATATTAATTTACCTGTATCGGTATCCAAAATCACTAGACAATGAAGCTTCGAAAGAGTATCAAGCAGCCCGTCTGTCTCTACATCAAACACTAGAGCCATTGGCACGCCCCTCCTTTAGCCCGCACATCCTTATACGCCCCCTCATACCGCACTAAAATTCCACGGCCACCTCATCAGCCTCCACCCCTACCAGAACATCAACCACGGTTTCTGCCAGTAGACGCCCAGACTTTGGGTTATACAAAAGGGTATCCGCAAGCCCTGTTAATCCTACCGGACGGTTTTTGAGAACCCGCACCTGTGACACATTGGGGGCATCCCCTTGCTGATCTCTCTCAAGCGCAATCACTACATCGCTTAATTGCTCCAAAGCGGCACTCCCTCGTAAATCAGCCAGGGAGACTGATCGGCCTTCATTATAGCCCTTCCCCTTATCCGGGCGCTTTAGGTGCACCACCGCCAGTATCCCCGCGCCTGTCTCCTGCACCAGCTTTCGCAGATTAGTCATCAGCCGGTCAATCGTTTTACGCTCCGACTCTTCTGTCTCTTCTAATCCCGAAACGACAATGCTTATATGATCCAGGATAAGGAAGTCTACACCTAGGCCAACGATCATGTACCGGATCTTTGCCAGGATGTTATCTACCTCGGAACTCCCAAAATGGTCATAGAACCAAAACTTCCCGCTCCCCAAAACTTGGCTAAACGCTCCCTGTAAATCTTCCTCAGAGACCCCCTCCCTGGTCAAATGTATCGGCTTGTTTAGCGCCATACTCACATAGCGTTCTGCGGCCCGCTTCACTGACTCTTCAAGAGCAATAACCCCAATGGTTTGATCATGGGCCTTGAATAGGTGATACCCTATCTCGTTAACCATGGTGCTCTTTCCTACTCCGGACCCCGCTGTGAAAAGCCATAGCTCCCCCTTTCGAATTCCTGCAGTCATATCCTGTAGTTTTGGATAGGGTAAAGACAGTCCAGGGGTGGGCTCAGTCTTTAAAACCTCCCATAACTCCGCACCATTCAGGATACCGTCTGGGCGAAACACCTTAGCCCCCCAAACGATATCAATCAGCTCCGCCCCTCGCCCCGCCTTAAGCATTTCATTAGCGTCTTTTAAAGGCGTCCGGGCTATGTACGCCTTGCCTGGGGTTAAGACTGTGGCTGCTTCTTTAGCAGCAGCTATGCCTACTTCGTCGTTGTCGAACAACAACACTACCCGCTCAAATTGCTCCAGCCATTCGCTGTTTTGTGCAATAGCCTTACGGGCCGCCTGTGCACCATTGGGAACTGAAACTACCGGGTATTTACACCCCCATTGCTGGGCTACAGAAAGACAGTCAATCTCGCCTTCTGTAACTACAACCATTTTCCCGCCATCTCTAAAAAGCTGCTGACCAAAGAGGGTGGCCTTAGAGAAATCCCCCAGCCACCAAAACTGCTTATTAGGCCCTCGGAGGTGTTGTGCCACAAGGTTCCCCTTGTTGTCGTAGTAAGGCGCAACCTGTACCTTCTGCCCCCGGTACTCGCTAATCGTATACCCGTAAAATTCACACGTCTTTTGGGTTATACCACGCTTGATAAGCGGGAGACAC